GGCGACCTGGCCGATGCGACGTTCTCCAACGTCGAGCAGATGGAGCAATCCTTCAACCTGGACGCGCTGACGCCGTGGGCGGCCCGGCTGGAGCACAAACCCAATTACAAGCTGCTCGGGGGCACGCAGCGATCGCGGGCGCTCTGGACGCGGATCAATTTAACCGCGCGGCTGCGCGGCGACACGGCGACCCGGGCGGCGTTCTATGGGCAGATGTTCCAGATGGGCGTTTTCTCGACCAACGATATTCGCCGGCTGGAGGAGCTGCCCGGCGTCGGATCCGACGGCGACAAACGCCTCGTGCAGACGAATCTGACGACGCTGGAGCTGGTCGGCGAGCAACCCGAGCCGCCGCCGGCGCCGCCCGCCGCGCCGCCGGTCCAGGGTCCAGAAGACGACCCGGCCGATCCGTCGTCGTCCCCCAACGCGATGGCGGCGGCGGCGTTGATCGTCGAGGAGGTCGCCGACCGGATCGCCCGCCGAGAGAAAGCCCGGCTTGCAGACGCCGCCCGCCGCGCCGCCGGGCAGCCGCAGGCGTTCGGTATGTTCGTCGCCAAGTTTGCGGCCGAGCATCAGCACTACATCGCCGGCGCTGCCGACCGATCGCTCTACGCTGCGTCGGTCGCGCTGGGCCGGGAATGGGACGCCGACGCCGTGCGGCGTTTCGCCGAACGGGCAATCGCGCCGATCAACGCCGCCGAGCTTGGCGCGGCGCCGTCGGAATCCGACCGGCGCGGATGGATGATCGAGGAAATGCTGAACATGCTCCAGGCGCTGCCGCGCCGCAACCAGGAGGCCGCATAAATGGGAAAGTTCCATCCGACCGCCAAGGCCGACGGCGCCGGCGAGCTGACGATTTACGACGAGATCGGCGGCTGGGGGCTGACGGCGAAGGATTTTAAGACCGACCTGCGCTCGCTGGGGAAGGTGCAGGAAATCACGTTGCGGATCAATTCGCCGGGCGGGTCCGTTTTCGACGGAATGGCGATCTATAACCTGCTGCGCTCGCACGGCGCCGACGTCGCCGTCGCCGTCGATGGGATCGCCGCGTCGATCGCGAGCGTCATCCTGTGCGCCGGCGACGTCGTCGAGATCGCCGCCGGCGGAATGGTGATGGTTCACAATCCGGCCGCGCTGATCTTCGGCGATGCGGCCGAGCTGCGCAAATACGCCGACGCGCTGGACAAAATGGCGGCGAATATCGTCGACGTCTACGCCGCCAAAACCGGAGCAAAACCGGACGACCTGCGGGGGATGATGGCGGGCGAGACGTGGATGGATGCGACCGAGGCGGTCGCCGCCGGGTTCGCCGACGCCGTCGCCGAGGACCGGCGGGCGGTCGCCTGCGCGGCCGCGGAGAAGCTGGCGGCCCGGGCGCCGGAGCGGTTCCGGGCGCTGCTGACGCCGCCCCCCGGCCCGCCGACCGACGGCTATAAGGCCCGGCTCGCAAAATGGGCTTGACGAAAAACCGGGCCGTTTTTTACGCTGATTCCTGACGATAGGTCGGACGATCGCCAGCGACGGGCGACCAAAAGTCGACGGATAAACGCGAGCCAAGACCAGTCGAGGCGAGCGTCGGCGCGTGCGAGGGCATGCTGCGACGGCTCGCCTCTGTCGTTTCTTGAGGAGTTCCCCCGATGCAGACTCAGAAGACCCGCCGCACGGTGAAGGGCGCCGCCGCCGCCGCCCGCCGGATGAACGCCCGGATGGACGCCGCCGCGGCCGCCGCCGGCTCCGAGGCGATCGAGGCGCTGCGCGAGCAACTGCGCGAGACGCATTCCAAGGCTACGGCGATCACGGCGAAGGCCGACGCCGAGCGGCGCAACCTGACCGCCGCCGAGGCCCAGGAGCTGGATGCACTGCTCGCCGCCGGCGATTCGCTCGACGGCGAGATCGAGCGGCGGGCGAAGCTGGAGGCGCGGGCCGCCGCCCTGGCGACCCCACAGCCGCGCCGGGTCGATCCGGCCGCAGCGGCTCGCAACGTCGAGGGGGAAGGTTCCCGCCGCGTCCCGGCGACGCCGGTCGACGCCCGCGGAGGGTTCCGCAATTTCGGCGATTTCGCGCAGGCCGTCATGCGCGGCTCGATCCGCGGCGGGCAGGTCGACGACCGGCTGCGACCCCTGGCCGCGAGCCTGTCGACCTATTCCAGCGAAGGGCTGGGCGCCGACGGCGGTTTCGCCGTCCCGACCGAGTTCCGCTCGACGATCATGCAGGCCGTGCAGGCCGAGGAATCGCTGCTCGGTCGGACCGATCAGCAGCAGACGAGCAGCAACAACTGGACCGTGCCGACCGACGAGACGACCCCCTGGCAGTCGTCGGGCGGGATTCAAGCCTATTGGGAAGGGGAAGCGGCCGCGCACACGCAGAGCAAGATCTCCCTGAAAGAGCAGACGCTCAAGCTGCACAAGCTGAGCTGCCTTGTCCCGGTCACGGAGGAATTGCTCGACGACGCCCCGTCGCTCGAAAGCTACCTGCTTACCAAAGTCCCGGCGAAGATGAACTACAAAATCAACGACGCGATCGTCGCCGGCAACGGCGTCGGGATGCCGCTCGGGATCCTCAATTCGCCGGCGCTGGTGACGGTCAGCAAGGAATCGTCGCAGGCGGCCGATACGCTGCTGGCGCAGAACGTGTTCAAAATGTATTCCCGGATGTACGGTCCGTGGCGCTCGTCGGCGGTCTGGCTGATCAATCAGGACGTCGAACCGCAGATGTTCGGCATGACCGTCGCCGTCAAGAACGTCGCCGGGACGGAGAACGTCGGCGGCTCCGTCGTCTACGTCCCGCCGAACGGGATCAGCGGATCGCCGTTTGGATCGCTGATGGGTCGGCCGGTCCTGCCGATGGAATCCTGCAAGACCGTCGGCGACGTCGGCGACATTCTCTTTTTCTGCCCGTCGCAGTACGTCACGGTCGCCAAGACCAGCGGATTCAAAAGCCAATGGTCGATCCATTTCTGGTTCGACCAGGACGTCGCCGCCTTTAAGACGACGTTTCGCCTGGGCGGTCAGCCCTGGCTGCAGGCGGCGATCAGCCGAGCGAACGGCAGCAATACGCTTTCGTCGATCGTGGCGCTGGAGGCCCGCTAAAGCGACGCGAACGGCCGCCCGGACTGGCCAGGCGGCGTCTTCTTTTCCGCAACCGAAGGGATTTCGATCATGGCGCACAATCGAGCATTTTGCGAGATCGCCCAGATCTGCAGCGGGTTCGTCCCGGTCAATCTGGCGACCGCCGCGAACAACGGCGACTGGGTCAACATGCAGTACTATCACAAGCTCGTCGTCGTATTTTTCAAGGGCGCCGGGACCGCCGGCGACGACCCGACGCTGACGCTGCTGCAGGCGATGAGCAATTCGGGCGGCTCCTCGAAGGCGCTCAATTTCACCAAGATCTGGGTGAAGCAAGGGACGCTGACGAGCGTCACGCAGTACACGCTGACGACGCAATCGGCCGCCAACACCTACACGGATGCGACGTCCGCCGAGGTCGAGGCGATCTGGGTCGTCGAGATCGACGCGGCCGACCTGGACACGGCCAACGGATTCAAGTTCGTGCAGGCGAGCGTCGCCGACGTCGGCAGCAATGCGCAGATCGGCGCGCTGCTCTATCTCGGGATCGACTCGCGCTACGAGGGCTCGTCGCTGCAGTCGATGCTTTCCTGAAGTGTGCGAAACGTCGGCGCTTCGGCGCCCGACTAGCCGCGGCCCGATCGAGGACGGCGACGGGCCGCGGTTTCTTCCCGCCGTCCGCAGAGGGTCCGTCCGATGGCAAAGATTCGATTCATTGAACGCTGCGTCTATCAACAGGTCGCCGGCGACGTCGTGCATGAAGTCGGCGACGTGATCGACTGCCGCGACGACTACGCCTCGCGCTGGATCCGCCGAGGCGCCGCAGTACTCGCCGACGAGCCGGCCGCAGCGCCCGCCCAGGCCGAGGGGGAGGGGCCGACGAATCCCCCCGCGGCGAAAGGCCGTAAATGAGCGGCGCCGGCGTCCCGCAGGCGTTCGGGCTGGCGGTGACGACCCCGCCGGCCGCGGAGCCGCTGGAGCTGGCGGCGCTGAAAGCGCATCTGCGGATCACCTGGGATTCCGAGGATGCACTGCTCGCCGGCTACCTGGCCGCCGCGCGCGTCTACGTCGAGGGCTGGCTCGGCCGCTGCCTGATCGTGACCGGGCTGCGGCTCACGCTCGATCGGTTCCCCAGCTGCTACGACCGGGGCGGGGCGATCTACCT